CAAAGCAAATAGAACTTATATAGAGAACTACTTGCGATCTGCTAAAAGTCGGCTAATGCTGGAATCTACGGCATCTAGCATTGCTGCTAAAGAGATGGAAGCCTACGCTACAGACGATTACATAGAGCTGCTAAAAGGGCTAAAAGAAGCTGTAGAAACAGAGGAAAAGCTAAAGTGGCAATTAATAGCGGCCCAAGCTAGGATAGAGATATGGCGCAGTCAAGAAGCAACGAATCGTACTATTGATAGAGCTACACAATGAGCGATCTACCATACTACTTTGGGCTGGCTATATTTATTGCGCTAGGTATATCAATTTGGGTTACATTTAGGTAATGGCTACGAAAGATGAAAAGAACACATTGGCTGCGACTGCAAGACTCGGATGTATTCTTTGCTCCGAAGTCCTTGGGATTGAAGGCTCTGAAGCAGAACTCCATCATGTGCGGAGGTTTGGAGCTAAACGGTCTGCATCCCCTGTGCTGCCGCTATGCCCAGAACACCATCGTGGAAATACCGGTGTTCACGGATTGGGTGCAAAAGGTTTTGAGTCTAAATGGGGCATTACCTTCACGCAGCTCTTGGAGTCGGTCAGCAAAAAATTGGGAAATAGAACTTAGAGTTCCAAGGGATCTAGACCGAGTTCTGTAGCTACAAGTTTGCAGCGATCTCTAAATGCTTTGCCGTGATGTAGCCATCTATCGCCCTTCTGCCGATGAAAACTCATGTGTACCATCTCATGGCATAGCGTAGTTAATACGGTGTAGTAATGACCGCACCTAGCAGACGATACCGTAATGGTATGCTCAAAATCCTCGCCAGTATCGTGCAAATATGTACCCATAATCTCAGGGTCAGCAGTAACCACAAAATCACATTCTTCTGGAAGCGGCATTTTCCAACGGCTGTACGGATAACAACACGCTAAAGAAGCGTATAGATTACTGAGTACGGCTGGAGTAAGTTTCATGCCATCATGCGCTAGACTTTGTGCAAAGCGCCACGAAAATCTACTAAATCTTCTCCTGCCACTCGAATAATCTCAGGCTGCAACATTTTGTTATGCTCAAAACTTAGCATTACAAAGCCCTGCCCCCAATCCTTTGGTTGGTCTTCTGTGTACGAAAACTGTTGAGAAAGCGGATCAGCCAATGTACCAGTCTGAACGCCCCAGCGAGTGCCGTTGTAATCTGCTACTGGGATAGCTGAAAGTACATGGGTATGGCCTGTAATCATATTAACGCCTGAGTTCATAGCGTTGTTTCTGCCACCAGTCCAGCCGCCTTTCCAGCGATGCTTGATGCAGGTATCTTCATTTATCCAAAACGACCAGCAAGGCTGCCACAATGGAAAATACTCTTTTAGCGTAGTGCCTCGCACTCCTTCAAAGGCAGGCAAGTTAGCGACTATTGACATCTCTAGCCGTTGATCGTGATTGCCAAGAGGCCAAAACAACTTAGCCCCTTTTGACACCTTTTCAATCTGACCTAAGTAGTGTTGGCAAGCCTCTAGCTCCTCTGCAACTGTAGGCAGCTTAGACCAGTCTGCTCTAGGAAAGCGGCTGATATTAGCGCCATCTAGCGCATCACCATTACAGACAATAGCCGTAGGTTTATATTCCTTTATCATTTCAATCAAGGCTTTGTAGGCGGTGGTGGTTTCGTCAGGCCAAAAGTGAGCATCGCTAAATACGATGACCCTGCCTTTTTCTATATCCATGCCTCTGCGTGTATGCCCAGGCGTTTGCTCTGCTTTCTTAAAATAGGCTGGATTGTCGCTTGCAAAAGTATCAAGGATTATTCCGTATTTGTTCTCTAATGTACGCCTACGAGCCATTACATTACGAATTGCTATGCTGTGTTTTTTGGCAAACTTGGTAGGGCTACCAATCGTTTTCCAAGAAGCAATCCACTCATCATCTGTCAGGTGATAGCCAGCCATATATATGCCTTTGCTTTAAGATATTGAATATAATACAATAAATCTAGTTGTATAATATTCTACATATAAGGATTTTACTACTGATATATGGAACGAAGATTACAGAATTGGGCTTGGTATGTATCTTATGGGGTAATTGGCCCACAGGTAGAAACAACCTGTCGCTCGTTTGAGAAAAATTACATTCCTGAACTTGGCAATCTGTATGCAGAGCCAGAGCCGCATTACGAGCCTGATAGCGTAGACGGTGATTTAATAGAGCAAGCAATTAAGGGTTTACCCCAAAATTTACGCCAAGCGCTTAAACTTAGATATGTAAGCCATCCATACGCATCCATTAACCAGCTTGCTAATGCAGCGAGAACGACAGTACATAGAATAGAAGCAGATTTACTAAATGCAAAAAAACGACTCCAGCACGAACTGGACAGAAAAGCCAAGTCAAATCACTATAAGAGCTTGCTCAAGGTGCAAGATCAGCAAATCGACTAGGGATGGCGCAATGGAGGTATATGGCAATGGTATGTACCAACGCTTTATCTGCCTGTCTTGTAGGATTGTAAAAACACATTTATAATTGTGCTAGGAAACCTTTGCCCAAATTTTGCGAGAGCTTAAATGAACCCTGAGAAAACTACGATTATGATCGGTCTGCTGGGCGATAAGCCTAAGATGGGCATGAAAGAAGAAGGTGGCCTGTTGGCTGAGGACAAAAGCTCCTGCCCATTATCTACAATGGATGCCGACATCAATAAAGGCAACATGAAAAAGGCTGTTTTAACGGCTGATTATGGCTCTAAAAAGGATGGCGAAGGCAAGTGCAAGGCTTGTGAATACTTCAATACCGAGCTTACCGACTGTGGCGTTCCCAAGGGTAAAGGCCATTGCGACATATTTGATTTTGTTTGCGACTCAGAGAACGGTTGTATGGCCTGGGAAGCTATGGGCGAAGATGACATGGAAATGGAGTACGAAAATTGAAAACAGGACTTTACGCTAATATCCACGCTAAACGCAAGCGCATCGCTGAAGGCTCAGGCGAAAAAATGAACAAAGTAGGCAGCAAAGCAGCGCCTAGCGCAAAAGACTTCAAAGCCGCAGCCAAGACAGCAAAGCCTAAGAAAAAGTGAGATTAGGGGTAATAATCCCATATCGAGATAGAGAGCAGCATCTAGCTAAGATGTTGCCTCATACAGTTAGTTTTTTCCGCAGAAACACCAATATAGAGCCTTTATTCTGCATAGCAGAGCAGGTAGACGATAGCCCATTTAATCGTGGCGCAATCGTAAATCATGCCTACGCAGCTATCGCTGGAATGGTGGATTATGTCTGTTTCCACGATGTAGACTATATGCCCATGTGGGCAGATTACTCAGAGCCTAGTTTGCCAAGCCGCATTATTTGGCATGGCATGGACACAAGACCAGTAGGACACGGCACAGATCGAGCAGTAAAAGCCCAGCGTTACGGTCTGGCGGCAGTAGCGTTAATGAAGAAGTGGCACTTTGAATCCTGTAACGGCTACTCCAATACTTATTGGGGATGGGGCTACGAGGACACAGACCTCGCTAAGAGGCTTGAATCTGTTGGTCTGCCACTAGGGTATAGGGATGGTACTTTTATCGCCTTAGATCACGATTCAAACGGTTATGACGCCAACGGTGAAACCGAGGCAAGTAAGGCAAACGCTAAACGCTTTGAGTCTAGGGTTTACCCTGACATGGTAGATGGACTGGCAACGCTAAACGCAGATGTTGTAGAAATACAACAACACATGGCTAGAGGGCTGGCAGAAGGCGAAGAAGCTCCGTTAATTTGGTGTAAATACGATCTAAAGGAAATGTATGAAAATGTCTAAGTCAGAAAAGAAAATCGGCAAAGTAATGGGCGAGTACAAAGCCGGAAAGCTAAAGTCTAGCTCTGGCAAGAAAGTTAGCAATCCTAAACAAGCCATTGCCATTGCAATGTCGGAGGCTGGCAAGTCAATGCGAGTCAAGAAGTGAAAATACGAGAGGCTGCTGGCATCCTAGAGCGCATGGGCGTTGCTGGATACAATAAGCCTAAGCGCACACCTAACCATCCTACTAAAAGCCATGTTGTTGTGGCTAAAGAAGGCGAGAAAGTAAAAACGATCCGTTTCGGTCAGCAGGGTGTAAGCGGTAGCCCAGCCAAAGAAGGCGAATCAATGGCTAACAAAGCCAGGCGCAAGAGTTTTAAAGCAAGACACGCTAAGAACATAGCTAAAGGCAAGATGAGCGCAGCGTTCTGGGCCAATAAGGAAAAATGGTAGAGTTCACCAGCATAAACCCATCAGAAAGCGATAACGGTGATTATGTAGCCGCAGTAAGCAATGCGGTTAATAATTACGAGGCTTTTTTACAGTTTAAGCGGCATCCGGCATACGCTGGAGTCCTAGAACACGCATCCTACAAGCAGGGCGCAATGTGCCTAGAAGCAATAAACAGGCAATCGCCAGAGATGCTGCAAGATGTAGAGAAGTACCAAGAAAACGATTTAATTGGTGGCTCATCGCCAAACGAATACCCAATAGGTATGCTTAGTCCATCTACATTGCGGTACATGAAGGTAGCAAGCGACATCAAGATATTGTTTGGAAATGTAGATAAGGTAGCAGAGATAGGCATAGGGTATGGCGGTCAGATGCTAGTGCTAGACCGCACGATCCAAATGAAGGAATACCATTTATTTGATCTACAGCCTGTACTGCGCCTAGCAGAAAAGTACCTAGAGCATCACATCCTAAACGCATCCTACAAAACCACTACGCTAAACCAGCATAGAGGCGATGACGAATACGATTTGATTGTTAGCAATTATGCGTACTCAGAGCTGCCAAGAGAACTAGAGATAAAGTACATAGAGAAAGTGCTAAGTAAGGCTAAACGAGGCTATCTGACAATGAATAGCGGATTGCCTAATAGCTGCTTTACCAAGAACAAATTAACGCTGGATGAGTTAAAAGAACTATTGCCTAAGTTTGAGGTGATAGAGGAATACCCTAATACATTCCCAAACAACTACATAATTGTATGGGGACATAAACTGTTGTAGAATAGCAACATCATCAACCATCAACCCAAAGGGAATGGCATGGAAAGTTCTACAGAAAACAAAGAATTAGCAATCGCCTCGAATAATCGTGGTGGTCAGCCAGGCAATCAGAACGGCAAGAAGGGTAAGTTGTTCTACAACCAGCTACGAGTAGCCTTGGTTCAAGAGGATAGCCGTAAATTACGCACCATTGCACAAAAGCTAGTAGATGCTGCCGAGCAGGGTGAGCCTTGGGCGATTAAGGAAGTGATTGACAGGGTAGACGGCAAGGCAGTACAAGCTACAGAGATTAGCGGTGTAGATGGCGAGGCTATCGAACTAAAGCAGATTGAGTTCATTATCAAGCGCCCAGAGTGATCGAAGCAGAAGAAAAACTAAGTCTTGAAATACCAGAGAAGCTAGAGTGCTTGCTGGAGGACTACCGTTTTAAAGTCGTTTACGGTGGGCGTGGCTCATCTAAGTCTTGGACAGTAGCTAGGGTATTGCTTGCTATAGGCCGCAGAAAGAAGATTAGGGTCTTATGCGCTCGTGAGTTTCAGAACTCCATTAGTGATTCGGTACACGCTCTGCTTGCAGATCAGATCAAGTCGCTAGGCTTAGAGGACTTCTACACAGTACAGAATACAAGTATTTTTGGTAGGAATGGCACAGAGTTCCTATTTGCAGGCTTAAAGCACAACATTACTAAGATTAAGTCGTTTGAAGGTGTAGATGTCTGCTGGGTAGAAGAAGCGCAGACTACCAG